TATCAATGTGCGTAGCGGTGTTTGGGCATTTGATTTCAACCATGCCCTCGGCTGCCAAACCATCAGGACTTGCGCCCGACATAGCAATCCAAGGGTGGTCAATAAATCCCACTTCGGTGACCAACAAATCCATCCGCGCCTCATAAGCGGCTCTGGCAAACGGCTCGGTGTCTGTACCCCACTGCATGGCTGAATTGCTGTAAGACTCGGCAGGCTTGCCGGTCATGCGCTCACAAACCAATTGGGCAAGGTAGTTCTCGCGGCTGGCGCTTGCACCTGTCTTGGTCTTGGCAATGATGTCAGCCACACGGCTGGCGGTGACCTTGCCACATCTAGCGGCAAACCATTCTTCTGTGCGCTGTTCCATTATTTGCTCTCCAACATGGCTTTTTTAGCGTCTTTTTTGGCAATAACCTTAGCCTGCCATGCCTGTTCGCCGTTTGTGGCTTTGTACGCCGCTTTATAGGCTTCTTGTAGCTCTTTGAGGGTGATGACTTCATCCATTGCCGCCATCAGGTCAAAAATTTGGTTTTCATTGACCGTGGATTTGATTTCGGTCTTGCGGGCGGCTTGGTTGCCATCATCATCCTCGGGCGCAATACCGCAAGCTGCCATCAAGCTGTAGCGTCTGGCATAGGTCAGGGCAGAGCCGTAACCCTGTGGGTCTTGTTTACTTGCAGGAACGTGCAGAATGCCGCATTCCAGCATTTCGCCTGATTCGTGGATAAACATGGTTTCCACCATCACGCCGTTTTCGCAGTCATAGCATTTTTGGATCAGGGCTATGCCGTTGTCGTTTAAGCCTGTGATTACGGCCTCAACGCAAGCAGCCAGGTCAGCATAGCGCGACTTGAAATGCGGGTTTGTGGATGATTTAAGGGCTGGGCCAAAGGCTTTTTGCGCCTTAACCAGAGCTGTTGCAATTTGTTTCATGTTGTCTCCTTAATAAAATTTTGGGCCACAAGTCACATCCACCAGTGTCTCGGCGGTGTAACCATTGATCTTGCGTTTACCGTAAATCGTGATGGCTCTGAGGCCATTTTTTTCGCATTGCTTGATTGCGTCTATAACTTCATTTCTGCCCATTGGCTGGATTTGCTTATCCATGATTAGTTCTTGCTCGGTGAGTTTTGTTTCGGTAAAGTGGCTGCAACCCACTAACGCCAGTAGTAAAAATGCGTATTTCATTACGGTCTCCAAACAAAAAGGTCAAACAAAACTACCACAATAGCGGCTACCGAAACAATCCAAAGAGCAACTTGTGACCAATCGGTGGGTTTTTTGTATTTCTCAATATCAAACATAGTCGTTCCTTTCAATCAAAGGCGCATATTCGCGCTCGAGCTGGGCAATCACGGTATCGGCAAGGATGTTGTAAAGGTCAACTTGACCAAGATAGCAGTGCCACAAGTTGCCGCTGACAGGGCAAAAGTAGCAATCCATCTTTTCGGTCATGTCAAAGTGCGTGACTTGCAGATGCTCTAAACCGCTTCTGACCATGATGCGGGCATCGTTAAAAGGTAATGTTTCAATGTGTTTCATGTTTGTTCCTTTAGGGGCTTGCGCCCCTTGGGTTGATTAACGATTAACTGTGCCGACCAATTCGCCATCCATAATCAAAAATAAAATATGTTTGGCAATGTTGAGTGTTTGGCGGCTGCTGTTTTGTGCGCCACCAGCAATTAATTCTTGTGCGTCTGACATAAGGCCAGCGACAACCATGTTTGCGCCAGTAAATTGGTAAGTGATAGATTCTTTGACCGATTCCACATAAGCATCAATATCAGCGACTCCATACATATTGATGTTGCGTTCTTCATGGGCGGTTGTTTGTGTTGCGTGTGTCATTTTGCTTCCTTAAAGACCCTATGCGAAATTGCTGGGGCATGGGTGCATTGTTAAGCTAACTAAACAAACAGTCAAGGATTATTTGTAGGTGTTTTCCCTAATGTGGCTAAATTGTTAATCTACCTTTACAATGCCCGCATGACAAAACAGCAATTAACTCAGTTGGCAGGCTCACAGGCTGAGCTTGCGCGACTTTTAAACATAAGCCGGTCGGCGGTCTGCCAGTGGGTTGCTGTTCCTGAGTTGCAATTGCGAAGATTGAAAGATTTGCGACCACAATGGTTTGTGGTGTAAGATTTGTTGAAACGTGGCTAGGGTAGCTCCCGAAAAGACGATTCTTCACCGTCCTGCCAATGTTTCTTTTGTGAAGATGACCGATGAAGTAAGGTTTCTATGCACTATTTTCAATTTAATATTGGCGACTATCGTGCCGCCACAGCTCATTTATCCAATGACGAAGATTTGGCCTACCGCCGACTTCTGGATATGTATTACGACACCGAAAACCAAATCCCATTGGATACCCAGTGGGTTGCCAAGCGGTTGCGGTTGGATTGCGAAGTGGTTAAAGCTGTTTTGCAAGATATGTTTAAGCTAACTGAGACAGGTTGGCATCATGGTCGATGCGAAACAGTTATAGAGCAATATCACGCAATGGCTGAGAAAAACAGGGCAAACGGTCGCCTTGGTGGACGCAAAAAGAACCCACTGGCTACCGACTCGCAACCCATCGCTAAGGCAACTATAAACGATAAACCAATAACCAATAACCAATTAAAACCCTCTATATGTCCACCTGACGGTGAACTTGACTCAGCAAAAAAGTTACCTGGCTGTGACCACAAGGCAGTCATTGAGCTGTACCACCAGAATCTGCCCACAATGCGGCGAGTGGAGGTTTGGAACGAAACAAGGGCTGGTTACCTACGGCAACGATGGCGGGAGGTAGCGGCAGAGCTAGCGCAAGCGCAAGACATTACCGCATCTGATGTGCTTAACTGGTGGGGTGAGTTTTTCCAATCTGTTGGCAAATCCAGATTTTTGACCGGCAGGGTTAACAGCAAGGACGGTCGGGCATTTGTTGCCGACTTGGAATGGATACTAAAACCAAGCAATTTTGCAAAAATCGTAGAGGGGAAATATCATGGCAATAACTAAGTTTACTCAGCAAAAAGACGATTCTTTCGATGACACATTGCGTTTAATGTGTTTTGTCCAAGGTTGTCCAAATCGATGGTCAGTTAACTCTGATGGCGAAAAACCCAAGTGCTCAAAGCACCAATGGCAAAAAACAGAGAAAAAGACACCTGCCAAAAGTTGGCACGACGTCGGGGAGGAATTTTGAAATATCTTAGCGTTTGTTCTGGGATTGAAGCCGCCACGGTAGCTTGGCATCCATTAGGTTGGGAAGCTGTTGCTTATTCTGAAATTGAAAAATTTCCATCTGAAGTGCTTGCACATCATTACCCAAACACGCCAAACCTTGGCGACATGACGAAATTTAAGGAGTGGTCAATTGAATCAAATGTCGATCTTCTTGTCGGAGGAACTCCCTGCCAATCATTCTCAGTCGCAGGACTCCGAAAAGGATTGGATGACCCGCGTGGCAACCTCATGCTTACCTATCTTGCCATTGCTGACAAATATCGCCCCCGATGGTTGGTCTGGGAGAACGTCCCTGGCGTTTTGTCATCTAACGCCGGACAAGACTTTGGCACATTCCTCGGAGGGTTGGGGGAACTCGGGTATGGGTTCGCATACCGCGTTCTTGACGCTCAATACTTTGGAGTGGCACAGCGCCGCCGCCGTGTGTTCGTTGTCGGATACTTTGGAGACTGGCGACCTGCCGCAGCGGTACTTTTTGAGCGCCACAGCCTGTCGGGGCATTCTGCGCCGAGCAGAGAAAAGAGGGAAGAAGTTGCCGCCAGCACTAGAACAGGCGCTGCAAACAGTAACTGGCCTGCCGAAATAAGTAGCACATTGGACACTACCTTTGGCACAAAACAAGGATTAGAAGATCAGCACGTCAATGCTGGTTGTCCGATGTTTGTGCCGTCAACTGTTCAAACATTGAGAACAAGGCGGCCAGGTGAAGGTGGTATGTCAGCGGATCACGAACACCTTGTACCTGTTATTTCTCCATCCTTAAACACTTGCAGCGGATCACATCATGCGCCAGATACAAAGGTTTATGTTGTGCAACCTGCCTACGGCATACCTGGCAATTGGATTGGACGCAAACCTGAGAACGGTGGCAACGCCACAGAGCCAATGCATGACATTGCACCCTGTCTGACAAAGGCTGATCAGCATGGTGTGGCGCAACCGATACCACTTGACATGATGAACATTAGGGGAAGACCATCTGATGATGGTAGAGCAAACCGCATTGGGCGTGGATATGGTGAGGTTGGTGATCCAATGTTTACCATTACCAAAGCCAATCATCATGGGGTGGCGCAGCCCATAGGAGTTGACACTTACAACGGCGCAGAAACTGGTCAAGTGTCATGCACGATAACTGCTGATGTTGGCGGGCCAACGCATAGCGGGCCAAAAGTATTGCAATCAATGGCTGTCAGAAGACTCACACCAAAAGAATGCGAAAGATTGCAGGGCTTTGGCGACAATTACACCGACATCCAAGCAAAGGGCAAACCAACGCCAGACGGTCCAAGGTACAAAGCCTTGGGCAACAGCATGGCAGTGCCTGTGATGCGTTGGATTGGTGAAAGAATAAAAAAATATGAGGAAATGGCATGAACCATGAACAAAGACAAATCGCCAATTCAATCCTTGCAAGACACAAAGACGGGGAACAATTTAGCCAATTTGCCATTAATCAAGCGCTTAGAGATACAGGAGACATTGCGCCAGACCGAAGCAAGGGATTGGATCAGGCGGTACAAGAAGAAGATCAAGGAGGAGGGCAAAGCCGAAGCCTTAGCGTGGTGGCAGCAAACCTTATCCGACTTAGCGAAAAGGCATGGTCAGAAAGCCGTGGACGACTTGCGGAGGCGCATGAATGAGACACGCTAAACGTGTGGACGCAAATCAGGATGCCATAGTTGCCACGTTAAGGGCGGCTGGCGCTTACGTCTGGATTATTAGCCTGCCTGTTGACCTTTTGGTGGGGTACAAAAATCACACGTTTCTGGTGGAGGTCAAAACCACCTCTAAAAAGCGTTTAACGGCGTTACAAGCCGACTTTTTTGCAAATTGGGCAGGTAGTACATTGGCAAGGATTGACACGCCTGATGCCGCTTTACGCATGATTGGGGTTTTAAGTGAGAAGTCTTGAACAAAACCGGCTAATGTGGGCAAACCTTGAGGACATTGCCCAGCAAGTGGTCTGGTATGGTCAAAAGCTACACAAGGAAGAATGGAAAGATGTGTTAACTGCCGCACTGAAAAAACAAAAGATTGTGCCTGGCATTGAGGGCGGGTTTGTGGTCATTGGCGCAAGAACTAGCAAAATGAGCGTGGCAGAGATGAACGAGCTTATTGAGCTGTCATCCATGTTTGGCGCACAGCAAGGTGTTAAGTTTCGAGCATTAGAGGAATAAAAAGGGGATCGGCACGAGGCCGACCCAAAATAATCACCGCAAGCATTTAAAACGGCAACTAAAAAGAAGTGTATCCATGTTCCAAAAACATCAATATGTAAGGTCAAAAAAGTTACTCAAACTGGTAGCGGGTCTTGATTGCCAAGCCTGCGGGTCGGGCAACATGGTGCAAGCGGCGCACACAAACTGGGGTGGTGGCAAGGGTCGGGGCGTAAAGGCTGACGACAATCTGGTGGCTGCGTTGTGCCTTAAATGCCATTACGAGATTGACCAAGGCAAAGACATGAGC